AACCAAGTTTGACATAATCCACATGCCACCTATGGTTATTTAGAGGGGTCTTATATACCTAGTATCTTACGTTGTCTTTCAAAATAATCATGAAGAATCCATGAACTACTATTCATTTTTTCTTCTCCACCAATACCAAATTCAAATTGTACTCGTGGATTTCCACCATACTTATCAGTTTCTGGTGTATTAAATTTACCTCTATCACCACCATTACAAAAAATAACGGTATCAGCAATATCTAAACATTTTTCAATTGCACCACAGGCACTGTCATCTTCATCATCCCAAGATACAACAGCATCAACCATACTTAAATTCCTGACAATCTCTGCTCTCTCAGTCCAACATTGAAAATACTGTCCTTTCTTTCTTTTCAACCAAGGATCTCCATTCAAACCAACCACTAGATAGTTTGAAAGATCCTTTGCTCTCTCAAAATATCTTATATGTCCACTGTGGATAGGATCAAACCCACCCGTAACCAAACTCAATTTTTCAAAAAACATTAGATAAAATCCATTTTTCAAGATCTACTTGTGGTTTCCAACCAAAGGTTTTTCTTACCTTATCAGTATTTGCTTGGGTAACTCTACACTCACCAGGTCGACCTGGAAGAGTAACCTGATTATCAGAAATCATATTAGCAATCTGATTGATTGAATAGTTTACACCACAACCAATATTATATATCTGACCATAAGCATCCTCATCAGGATTTGATATTGCTGCCATTATATTTGCATTACAAACATCACTGACATGTACGAAGTCCCTACGTTGTTCTCCATCACCACAAATAGTAAGTGGTTCACCTGCTGCAAGTTGTCTTAAAAATATACCAACCACTGGTACATATTGTCCTCTTAATGGTTGTCTCTCACCATATACATTAAAGTATCTGAAGATGACAGTAGGAAGATCAAAGAGTTCAGTATACATCTTACATAAATTTTCTCCTGCAACTTTAGAGACTGAGTATGGATTCAAACAGTCATTAGGTTGTGTTTCTACATTAGGTGATTCATTGGCAAGACCATATGCAGAAGACGTAGAAGAATACATTACTTTTTTAACACCTGCTTCACGAGCACACTGAAGAACAGTTGCTGTACCTAGGGCATTGATTCTAACTGCATTAAGTGGATTTTCAACAGCGGGTTGGATACGTGCTTCTGCTGCAATGTGAAACACATAATCTACATCATGATAAAAAATTCTAGTGCGTTGATAACTACAAATATCTTGTTTTACATAATATGCCTTGTCATTATAGTAAAACTGATCATGGGCATCAGAATATTCATTATCAATAACAATAACTTTATGTCCAAGTTCAAGTAGTTTATCTACTAAATTAGATCCTATAAATCCTGCACCACCTGTAACTAAACTTGTTGTCATCAAAATCCTCCTTGGAATTTGTGCCACTCAATAGCATTATTAATATGATAACTTCTATTATGGATACATTTGATAATATCCTCAAGGTATTTAATAATCATTTCATAGACAGATAGTTTCTGTTGTGCAAGAGCAACTTTATCATCTGCTCTCATATATCTGTCCATTGCTTCTTTATCTCTAACTTTATATGGGAAAGGTTCTTTCTCATAGACTTCTGGTTCTGCCTTTCCTGAATAATAAAGGTTACGTTCTAAGTAGATATTATCATAACTAGTCTTTGCCTGAATTTTTAGTTGCACAAATTGATTGTGAAGTTGATGATACTTCGCATGTAGAGAAGGAATATTTTGAGATTCTGTATGTAAATTATCTGGATCGATACGGGAGTCTTTTTCCCACATCTTTTCAATGTCACTTAGATTCATAAAGGAGTTCTACCGTCTGCTGCGAATATATTGTAAATAGTATACTTGAAAGATGCTGTTGCTGTAAAGTAGTTTGTTTCGGTTTCATCAGCTAAGAACTCAAGAGGAGTTAGTGATATTGGGAATAACTCTCTAAACTTAACCTGTGTCTGAGTTTGGAAACTACTGTTAAGGATAAGTAAAGTTCCTTCACTAAATTGATTTTTCATATCACCAGCAATCTGATCAGTAAATTGTTGTACTGATTCTGGATATGTTAATCCAACTAACCAATTATGAATACTCATATAATTTTCCATATTCTCATCCACAATGAATGTTAATTGGAAATCATCGTATACTAATTTATCACCAGGTACATTAACATCCTTGAGGTAGGATGGTTGGATAGCAGTACCCGCAGTGATACTTGGAATTTGTGCTCTATTTGCTAGGAAAGAAACTTTAGGGTATTTTGTCAGTGCAAACTTAAACCCTACTGGGGACAAATAATTCCTATTCTGTATTTCTTTCGCGTAAAAACGATTCGTAGACATTTTGCCTTTTATTTGTATTTAGATAAAAAAAGGGGTGCCGTCGCACCCCAATTATAACATCTAGATGAATTATTGTCTACTGACTTAGAATGTGAACTTCACACCTGCTTTTGCAGACCAGTCAATATCGTCTTCTGCAGTTACTCCAGAGATTTCACCGTAGAACTTATCATAAGAACCACCAAGGTATCCTATTAGTTCAACGTCTCCGAACTCATCAGTTGTTTCTGTATGAGTCACTGTAGGACCACCAGATACATACCAACCGATTCCGTTTGCTGTTTCTCCCTCATATCCAACTACTGCTTCTAGTCCGCCAGATGTATATGCACCATCAGGATAAGAACCTGTTGCTTCTAAATTCACATATGGACCAGCAAAAGCTGCACCAGCGAATAGGAATGGAGATGCTGCTACTGCAGCGATTGTTGATTTGATCATTTGTTTTTTTATTGTCTCGCAGATACTAAAAAACCTGCGGATGGTACCACTCCCGACAAGGGTGGTGTTCTACGCAGGGGCACGATCTTTCGATCCCGTTGTAATGTTATTTAGTATACCACTATACTGTAATTGTGTCAAGTTCCACATATTTTCTAAGTTCGGTTCGGGTATCCTCCCAATTTTTAACACAGTGTGGATAACCGCCCCATTCCCTTAATGCTTCTGCTAAAGGATAATCATTCTGTCCTTGCTTCATCATATCACCAAAGAAATGTATTTCATCAAAAGGACTAAAAAATTTTAATATCTGGCTCTTATCATTATCTGATATATCTAATCCTGTTTGTCCACCTATCTGAATATTTAAATGAGGGAACTGATTTATAATTCTATCTGCAATTAAAACTCTTTCATCACGTTCTTTATCCCATTTTACATAATCCTTTCTATGTTCCATACTATTCTCACCCCTTCCAATAATACTAAAGTTTATTCCACCAGGTCTATGTTCGATATGATTACCTGTTTTATATGGAAACGTACTGTAATCTAATTCATCACTAAGAAAATTAACTAAATCTCTTGGTGGTTGCCATGATGATCTGTAAACATTCTTATTTCTAACGTATATGTCTGCTCCAGAACATTGAAAAACTCTCCTACATCTATTGTAAATATCCAATCCTACCTGATCAATAGTTTTTTTACGATCACTTCCTGTAACCAAGTAAGTATCATAAGTACAACAAAATTTAAGAAACTCCGCAGAGAATCCCATATCTATAGGTTTTCTACTTTCTGTTAAAGTTCCGTCTACATCAAAAATAAATTTCTTCATAGCATTAAAAAAGGGTGGTCATACCACCCTACGAAAACAAACCATAATAAAAAAGAGGGAGGTTGGATTCCTGTATACCAACAAATAACGGGCATTACTACAGTAGTAAAAACGTTATTGCCTGAGACCCGATTGGTTGATCGGTTCTCCTTTCGGAGCAGCACCACCTGTGTCTCATCACCTTAACCAGCAGTTGCCAGTAAGTTTATTCAGTCACTCCCATGTTGCGTCCAACTCTTTTATAATAGCAGGGTCTTCGCATTGTGTCAACCCCCTATCGTGATATCTTATGTGGAATGTCTCGATCATGACGAGAGACCCTACTATGATTAGGTTACAGATCGTCAGAGGATGGGTAAGATATTTCATTACGTAAAAAAAGGAGGTCTCTTGACCCCCTGTATTTATTGTAGAATTTCTCTACATATTCGTTTGCATTCGTTTTGTCTTGAATCGCATTCAACTAGACATTCATAGTAATCGTCGATCTTCTCGTCGCTTGATCTACTATAGTGTTGCCACGAGTCTAGTTCACTACGTGGTATTAGATTATGCATTTTACTCCATTAATTAAGAAACATAATACAGGAGGTTTAGTGCATTTTCTTTCCTCCAACCCTATTATTATTTACCAAAAAATTTATACTTAGTGGGGTATTTCTTAACAAAAAGAAATGCCTACTCCCCCTTTCTAGGATTTTTTAGAAACCAACCTGTCGATGGACCTTCCATTACGAAATCTATGTAAACCGTTTTGGCATAATGTATACCACGATAACACAGCATGGCAAAGACCTCATCTCTGTCGTGCTTCTCTTCATTCCATTCTGGCATTATTCCTTTGCCTAATAAGTGTAACATTAGTCTTTACCTCCTGTAACATTATTTAGGTTTCCAAACATTGACAAAAAAAGAGACCCCCTAAGGAGTCTCTTGGAAAAATATAAGCATCTCGCTTACATTAGGTTGTCAACACGTACACGTCTATAGTATCTGTTAACACCAGCGAAGATACGACCTGCACCAGCATTGTCGCCTTCAGCAAATGGGTTAG